CAAATCTTATCCCAAGATTTTAATATCTCTGGCATATTATCTTCATTGACTCTATCAGGATTTAGTAAACACAATCCCTCTCTCAATAAAGCTATTGTAGAATCCAAGTGACTAAAACTATACATATTTCTCAACACATGAACTTTATATTCACTTCCAAGAAAATTTTGTAACCATCTTGCACCTAATTCATTACCTGTGTTTGATACTAAATACAAAATATCATTATTACATCTTAGGATATTAGCAGCATCAAATACTGGTTCTCTTTCATTCAATGTTAATTTACCTAAATCATCTCTTTGGTACACATCATCTTTTAATAATGGTTTAGGGGCTGATACCCACCTTGAACCTTTAATCATATAATCGATGAAGTCTTCACGAAATGAGAATGTTTCAAAATATCTTGAACGAAGAGCCATAGGTGTCTCGATAATCGTATCACCTACAATAACCACACTATCTCTTGGGCAATAAGTGTAATAACCATTAGTTGTCCAATGACCATTAGAAAAATTATTTGAACTATTCAGAGAGTTAGGTCGTTTAACGGAGACACCAAAAGATTTTAAAGTAGAAACTAAATTCTCTAAGTCTTCACGAGTCTCTTCGATTACTTGCCTTGGATAGTAACCTTCCTTGACATTATCAATATCATCTTTATCGGCGTAATTGATACAATGAATGTCTTTACCTTTGGTTGGATTGTTTGGATTATCTATGTTACCTACAAAGACTTCTCTAAGAGTATCCCATTCATTCATCGAATAAATCATGGTAGATTTAGTTTTTTAATCTCCTTAGGCTCCGAACCAAACTTTTGAAGTATTGATTTCAATTCAGCCTTACCTTGTTCTGAACTATAATAGATCTCAAGGTATTCATTAGCTTCTTTGATACTAACTTGATGATACTTTGTAACAATTTCTACAACCCATTCAGGATGTTTCATAACCTTTTTTCCTTTAGTATATTTTAACCACTGCTTACCCTTTGGTAATATTTCAGTATACAATCGGTATAAGTCTTTTGGTTCTAATTTATATTTCTGTATTTCATTGACCAAATCTGTCCAATTCATATTCATCGAAAGAAATCTATTTACCATATAATTAGACCAAGTCTTTCTATCGGCATCATTCAAGTTCTCCCAATAGTTTTTAGTCTGTTTCGATGTTATGTGGGTGATGTGGTCAAACAAAGATTTTGTTTTCATGATTATAATTAGTTTTACAAATCTTCAAAGATTAAATTATTTGCCGCTGTTTAATATATCCTGCCATTACAAACCTCTTCCAATAAGTCGGTGTAACAGAATGTAAATTTGCCTCACCAAATTTTTCATCCAATATAACTAAATCTCCAAATGATGGCTCATATGTAACCTCTTTATTATCATTACGACCTTCAATTATTAATTCTCCACCCTTTGAGGTTTTATTATTGAGATATATATTAAATGCCACAATATTACCTTCATTATCATCCGTGTGTGGTTCAATAAAGGCACCATTATTATAAAATTGTATTCTTGATATCACAAATAAATCTTTCATATCATATATGTCTGATATTATATCAATCACACCATTTTCAAAATTTGAATATGGTGGTGACCCAGTAGAGATTTCGTTTGGATTAACCACATCAAACCAGGAATCACCTATAGATTTTTCATGTGTGGTAGAGTAAGTTTTTTTATAATCAAATATAAAATTTGGTTCAATGGATTTCACCCAATCCTTTAAAATAATATATCCCTTTTCTTTTAACTTATCCTTAAATATTATCATTCACTAATACTTCACTAACGAAATAATGATTACTTGGTTCTGCATTAATTACCCAACCGATTCTGTCACCACTTGCATTTGCAGTTGACTCAGTTCTTGCTAAAGATGAACTTACCTGAACGGACTGTAAGGAAGAACTTAGTATATGACTACCCACTGCCACATCTTGAATTTGGGCGAATGACCAACCAGAAGAACCATTTGAACTATTATATACACGAGAACCTGACATAAATTTATAAGTGTTGTTTATTACATAATCATCAGACCATTGCATAGCCTCTATGTCCTTTATTGTTGTAGTTCCTTTTTCTGAACTACCAGTATTATAACTTACCAATACATCCCCAATAGTTAAATCTTCGACATCTATCCACTCATTACTTGAAGATAATATTTTATGTCCTACAAGAGTAACAAATTTATCTTTATCTGATTTCCTATTACCATGTGAATACTCCACCATTCCATCATCATTTGATGATGATACTAAACATGAATGGTCTAACCATTGGTCACCTCCAGTATACTCAGGCACTTGACTAACCATAATATTTTTGGTTGGTGTCATCATAACTACACCACGAACTTCTATTGAGGCACCTAAATGATTGACATCAGGTTTATTATATCTTTCTACATAGCTATATGATGACGATAAGGATGCTGAAGTGGCTGGGTTAACATCAAACATTTTTATACCTTCACCTCCGAAAGTATAATCTTGTTTTACTACAACATCTGGAACACCATCTTCATTCCCAACAAAATCAGTAGTCCATGAACCTGAAAGTTGTGGAATATAACTTGAGTATCCACTTGACCTAACAAGACTATTAAAATTATCTCTTTGACATATGGTTTCATCCATCCCACTACCTATTTCATACGAATATCTTAGAATGAATGTCGAATCGGGAACATCAAAATTAGGAATAGTCTGACCATAATTTACTTCATACTTAGAAGAAGATGTTATCCCATAGTTATTCAAAATTGTGTTAAATTTAGTTAAAACATTTGGATGTGGTTGTTGTTGCCAACCTGGTACATTTCTTGTTACATGAACTATTGAAGTATGTCCACTTTCACTAATATAAGCTGCCATGGCATCCATATCAAATTTTTTGGATGATGGACTTAAACCTATCGATTGTGAAAATTCAGAATTCCAATTATTATTTGCATGTTGACTTGCAACTTCAATAGTCATATTTGCCTCAAGTAGGGTTAAAGAACCAGAACTTGGTAACCAATCAAATGATGTTATAACTCCATGATGATTATTCTTACCTGCCCAATATTGAGCATTACTACTGGTTAAGAACATATCAGCTAAGTTTAATGATTGAGATACTATTCTATCTTCATAGGTACTTTGTTTATATAATACAGACATGAATTTCTCCTTATCAATAAATATAAAGAATTAAGTTTTATCCCACTTCAAATCACCCCACTTTATAATTAACATCGTCTATTGAGCCAACTTGACTCAAATCAGTAATATTCAAATATAATTTATTATTCTTTATAAGAGGATTATCTTCCCATTTTTCAGAATCAGAAGTTGGTTCAACTACACCATATGCATACTCCCATCCAAACATATTTGGATCATCAATTTTTTTAATTGGATGTGGAATTCTATTGGATACAAAAACTCCATACAAATGATATGATGGAATATTATGTTTAAGAGATGTATTAATTACACCAGAATCGATACTATAAGTAGCACTTATCTTATCCAAATTATCTTTTATCAGTATATCTGCAATTGGTGATGCTGGTAATGTTTCGAGATTAAATTTTTTAGCAAAATCTAAATGAAAATCTAATTCTTGGTTAAACATTCCAATATTTAACATAGCCGTTTTTTCAATGTATGGATGTAATTTATAAAAAATATCTGCGTCTGAATATTTCTCTTTGAGTTTCAGCAAAATACTTTCATAAACTTCACTAAACTCATCCCAATCTCGTCTTTGATTTGTGTAATATTGACTAAAAAATATAACACAACCTTCTGGTAATATCGAAATATTATTCACGATAGAATAGACTCGATGCCCAAGACACTAACCCAAGTATTACAAATACAATAGCATATGGTCTCGTGGTATCATCATAAAATAATTCTCCTACCATCCAAGTGGCGTTTGCAGATACCCAAAATGTAATCGATAAGTTTTGGAAAAACTGAAACCTATCCGAAAATGATTTCCACGATATAAATATTGCAAGTCCTACGGTTGGAACAAGTATAATTGGGCCCACTATTGGCCACAATAGTAACCAACACATATCTTTTAATAACCACAACAGCGAGTGAAAATGTTCTAAACTTAATTTACTTTTATTGTTTGATGTAAATGGCATCATAACTCCTTACTTTCTATTATCCGTTCTCTACACACATGACATTCACCACAAGGTTCTCTGTCGTTTGGATACCAACAAGTCCAAGTGTAATATAATAAGTCATCAAATCCTTTTTGTTTTGCAACTTCTAACATCTTTTTCTTATTGGTATGTCTTAATGGTTGAACTAATCCACTAAATATTTTTAAATCTTTATACTTAGATGGTAATTTATCTACATTCATTATACCATCTTCCATTGAACAATCAATCTCTTCGTAAAATTCACCTTCTATGTGGTCATTTCCCCAATATAAATCATAACCAAATTGTTTTTGAAACCTTACCATTAAATCTGTATAAACTGGTAACCAACCTTTTTCTGATATGGTGTTGGGGAGCCATTCATTATACTTTTCTATAACTTTACTAATTTTTTCATCTTCTTCTATTGGTTCAGATATAATAACATAAGGTAATAACAATGATTTTGAATTAGGTATTTCATCATATATCTTTTCTTGTAGCCAGTCCATTCGTTCTAATTCCATCTCAGTTGATTTTCTCGGATAAGTATCTCCGCCTCTTTGTTTTACGAGTGGATTTGAATGATAACCGCCATGATTTACTCTATCATCTATATATATTGGTTGGACTACCTTTCCTTCTAAGATAAAATCACAAAGTAAAAAAGTAGAATCATAACCACTTGTCCATAGTAAATAATGGACATTATTCCAATTATCATTTACATAGCCAATTTTTTTGAGTGCCATTTCTGCCCTAATATTATCTGTCACACATAGGGTTTTTTTGTATCCTAAATCATAAAATGTATTATTTCTAATCAAAAAAAGTTCTTTGAAGGTCATCTTATCACTTCTGAATTTAGTTATCAAGTAGGTATTGTAAATGTATAATTCCTCTTTACTTTTAACTTCACACCAACTACAGGCTATTGGTGAACCATCATCTAAAGACAACCACAGAAAATGACCTTTTTTGAATCTCTCAATTACATCATTCCAAGTCCACATACCATTCCAAGTTTCACCTATCTCATCAGAAATTATTGAAATTATTTTTTTAATTTCTGTTTCATATTCATCGGTATTTTCTATGATGATATTTTTATAGTCCAAATGAATATCAGACTTTTTTATTTTACATGATAATGGTTTCTGTATCATTTTGAAGTAAACTCATATTGATTGTGCAATAGTATACTTTTTATATCATTAACTAAAACTATTACTCTTGTTTTTATTTTACTATTTTCTTTTTTATAGTGTTTATTCCAATCACTCTTTTTTAAGAATCTTTTAAATAATTTTGTTTCTGATGCCAATTTATCTATTTCACTATATTCGTCATAGCAATATCTCAGAATAAAAACTTCATCACCAACACTAAAACGAGGTATAGGGGCGGGCCATGTTTCGACCATATATTCATCATAACCAATTTTATTAGATTCCAAATTTTGTTTTAGTTTATCTGTCCATTCTTCAGTAGGATTATCGTGAAAAGCCGTATTTCTCAATCCTAACACAAAATTGAAATTATTATTATTCAAAAAGTTTACAAGAGTATCAAACTTAAAACTTCTAAGTTCTAACTCTCCTAAATCTATATTTGTATTTATGCCAGTCAAATAATCGTTTTCCCAATCAAAGGCAACAAGAGTCCCACTTCTCTTATTAGTCTCAGTTAGATATCCACTCGATATCCAATAATTTGATATTTCCAATGATGTATTTTCCCTCAAGGATACACTTCCAAAACTTTTTCTTTAATAAAATTTGCCATTATTTTATGGTCATTTTTATTAGGATGACCTCTATTTAATTCCCCTAAATCATTTTTACCTTTACGATTTGATATTTCATATGAGTTATATTCTTGTGTATAATTTTCAACAGAAGGTCCTATGATATGTTTTTTATCTATTTCTTTTATAATATTACCAATAGTTAAATCTTCTTGGTAACACTCTTTTTGATACTCATCTTTTTCGTTTGATAGCCATTTTATCTTTTTATCTCGTACCCCTTGTAACTTTTTCTCACTACCTGATATATCGTACCAAGGTTGAAAAAATAAATATTTTACATTTCTCGATTTAAGAAATTCTTGTAGTGCAACCATATAACAAATAGACTTATAATGTGCTAATTCATTATTAAAGAAATACTTCATCAAATTTCTCCAAAGTTTTTTTCCATAGATAATAAACTTATAATTTTCTTCTCGTCTATTCGGTTCACTCCAAGATACTATAACTAAAGTATTACTGACATCTTTTTGAGTACACACCCACTCAATAGTCTTTCTGAACATCCAATCATTAGAACTGGCAGGAGCAGCCTCATTGGTAAGTTCATAACCTAAGTCTTTTGATAAGACACTCGGCCATGAATCTTTTTTCGGATTCACTAACTCATCACCGTAAGTCCAGCTATCTCCTATTGTATATAGTTTCATTACACCTCTATTGAAGGTGGAGTATCTAACCCAATATCCTTTAACATACTTTTAGGGACTTCACCGCAACCACCACAACTATATATTTCAATCGGTACAATTGCCTCTTGACCAGTTGGACTTACAAGTGCAGATAATCTCTTGAGTATTGTACCCTTTATGAATACAACATTACCACAATGTTCACACTTCATCGTGTCCGCCTGATTTAAATCAACCTTAACTTGTTGTGGTTGTGGTTGTTGACCTGGCTGAGGTCTAAATTTTCTTTTAGCCATATTATTCTCCTTATATGATTTCGTCTATTAACCCATACTCTTTACAAGTTTTGGCATCCCATAGTAAATCATGTTTCAATATTTCATCAAGTTTTTTCATAGGGACTTTTGTATATTTTTTGTACACATCTTTTATGGTCTTCATCATCAAATCAAGATTTTTCTTTTCATCTTCGAAGTTAGCATATGTACCCCAAAAAGTACTTGACAATTGATGAATCAACATATAAGAGTGTTGACTCATAAATCTGTAATCACCTACTACTGATAAGAAAGTGGCGGCACTTGCTGCTAAACCATCTACATAAGTATGGACAGGTACTTTTGTTCTCAATATAGTATCCATAGATGCTATACCACCAACAACACTACCACCACCTGAATTAATAAATAACTTAATTGTCGGTGGGTCGATACCCAAACTTTGTGCAGTTCCAAGATACTTACCCTCTAACTCTCCAATTTTTTTATTTAATTCAGAACAACTACCTCTACCGACACCCGAATAATAATAAATTTTATTATCCTGTACGGTAATATGTTTCTCATTATTATTAGAGCTTGATTTTGTTGTTGATTTCTTTTCTCCCCAATGTCTTTCCATTACACTTCGTCCAATATAACATCTACAATTTTAGATTGTTTTACTAAGATTGTTTCGAAAACAAATGGTGAAGACTTTACCCAATCATTTACTTTAGCTTCAGCAACACTTACTGAATCACATTCTACCAAGTAATTTCTTCTAACTTTCTTTTCTTTAACACCATTTTTCATTTGTATTTCTTCTATGAATACAACCGTTGCTTCAAAGTACATTATAACTCCTTCTTTATTTCGTTAATAACTTTATTTATGTTTGTTTTTTCATAAATCTTATTTATATCATCTTTGAACTGATGAATGAATTTGTTCTTAAAATATAAATATGATTCTCCTGAATCTTTTCTTATTTTTTGTAAATCACCCTCGACAAAAAATGTGGGTTTCCAATTATCATAAAATTTATTTTCATAAAACCACTTTTCTATATTGTTTCTCATTGTCCAATAATCAATTTTATGAACTTGTAGGTCTTTTTTATTTGTATATGCATCAAAACTATCTACTAATAATTGTGTGAAACTACCATCGGGTACTCTTGGTGTTTCTAACCTATGTACATGAGTAAAATTTGTCATATCATTATATTTGATAACACAATTATTTAATACGGCCTTTATGATTATAGCCTGTTCTTCTTGACTTTGAAGTTCAACTCCACCT